GAGTTAGTTTTCATTTTATGAACCTTTTAGCAGTTATAAGAGGCATTAATACGCTTTGAATTAGGATAAATAATAAACAGTCTATTAGTTAGGCGCGTCAATTCACGCCTGCGCATAGATTCATTACTCGCTATAACGTATATAGTACCTTCCGCTACTAGATGATTAGTGCAACTAAAGACACGATAAGCCAATGGGATTCTATCGGAGCTAGCTTTGCGCGCTAACGCTAGATAGTGCGCGCGTGTGGCTTGCACGGTAGTTTTTAACATGGTTAAAACTCCGCGCTAATTGCGCGCAGTTTACGCGCGATTATTTGAGTAGCTTCATTTAGTGTGCAAGCTAACTGTTTAGCTTCTAGCAACACTAGAATCTCTAAACGGTTTAGCATCAATTCCGGGTTATCTAACTCAAAATTAGCATTAGGAAATTGCTGTACTAAAAAAACTTGCACATTTTCGGGAGCGAAATCTTCGATAACTTGGCAATCTTTCGCTAAAACGACGTTAGGTAGATCCAATCCAAAAGCATAGTTATTCACGTTAAAAACTCCGTTAGTAGGCTAGAGTCATGCCCTAGCAAGCAAACTATACCTTGATGCAAAGCGACTTTGCAATAGTTTATAAAGTTTTTTTAATATGTTTTTTTATATGTTTTTTAGCTTTATGTTTTTTCGTGAAACATGAAAATTGATCAAGCTTTTTATTTATCAATGCTTTGCACGCGCGTCAAAATTTTAAAACTAACGCGCGCGCCTCTCTCCCCATTGCCAAAAAACGCACTAACGCCCAAAAGCCTAAAATGTTTACAAGCAAGCGCTTTGCGCCTAAAAGCCTAAAAAGCTTTTCAGACTTTTAGGCTTTTAGGCGCGCTTGTTTTTAGGCTTTTTGGCGCGCCTAAAGACCATGCTAGGGGCCCCCTTGGCCAGGGATAGTTTCAATGCAAGCTGTTTTTGCCCCCAGTAAGAGGAGGGGGTGGCATATATAAATATAGGGCTATAAACCTATCGCAAGCGCCCTTAAGCCTATTATCGCAAGCGCCCTTAAGCCTATTATCGCAAGCGCTAGGGGGGTACCCCCTGTATAAAAATAAAGCTAAAAATCTAACGCAAGCGCAAATGTTTGACGCTTACATCTTTAATCCCTTACAGTTTCACCTATGACTACCGTTAAAAAACCAAAAAAACCGCGTTCTAATCAGTTTGTTCCTACGTCAGAACAACGGATGATTGTGGCTATGGGCGTGGCTTGCGGTATGCCACGACCGGAATTATTAAAACGGATTATTAATCCACACACTAAGTTACCCCTTACTACGGGGCTGTTTTACCGCTACTTTAAAGACGAAATACAAAACGGCGATGCCGTATTGAATGCTCAAGTAGCCGAGAATATGTTCCGGTACGCCACCACACGAAATAACCAGGCAGTCATCGCCGGTAAATTTTGGCTAACGCACAAAGCCGGATGGAAACCAGCCTCTGCGGAATCGGAAGACAGCGGTAAAATTACTATCGAAGTAGTCAACCGGCTACCCGACTAAGTTATGGCAACCCTGCGGGTTGATTTGCCTAAGCTTCACAGCGGTCAAGAAGCTATTTATCGCGAACGCGAACGGCTCAATGTCGTTTGCTGTGGCCGACGCTGGGGTAAAACCAAATTAATGGTAGCCCTTGCCGGTAACACAGCTCTGAGCGGTAAACGAGTCGGTTTGTTTACGCCGGAATACAAGCAGCTAGCCGAACCTTTTGAAGAATTGCGCGATATGTTGTCTTCCGTGACCGAGCGCGCCAATAAAAATGACGGAACTTTGCGTTTAATTAACGGCGGGGCTATTGACTTTTGGACATTAAACGATAACGAACTGGCAGGCCGAGGTCGCGGCTACGATTTAGTGTGCGTGGACGAAGGCGCGTTTACCAAAAACGAGCAAATGCTCAGTATTTGGACAAAATCGATCAAACCGACGCTGCTAACAACACGCGGATCGGCGTGGATCTTCAGCACACCTAACGGAGTAAATCAAGAAAACTTTTTTTACCAAGCCTGGCATGACCCGGAAATGGGATTTAAAAAGTTTCACGCGCCCACAGCCACGAATCCGTACGTGCCGGAAGACGAATTAGAGAAAGAGCGCAAGGCTAATCACCCGCTGGTCTGGCAACAGGAGTTTTTAGCGGAGTTTATTAGCTGGGAATCGTCAACTTTCTTCAAATTGGACTACTTTTTGGTCGATGATCGCCCCGTGGAACCGCCATCACGGTGTGATGCGGTGTTTGCGGTGATCGATACTGCCGTGAAATCGGGCACGGAACACGACGCAACGGCGGTGCTGTACTGCGCCATTAGTGAACATCACACGCATAAATTGACGTGGTTAGACTACGATTTGTTCGCCATTGATGCCGCGAGCCTAGAGTATCTGGCTCCGGCTATTCTGGAGCGGCTCGAGGACTACGCGCGCAAATACCGCGCACGGCACGGATCGATTGGGATGTTCGTCGAAGATGCCGCAGGGGGTAGTGTGCTACTGCAACAAGGTCGCGCGCGAGGCTGGCCTATGAAGGCGATTAGCAGCAAGATGACCAATAAAGGCAAGGACGAGCGCGCCCTACTCGCCGGAGGCCCTGCGTCACGGGGTGAGTGTAAGATCAGTCAATTTGCGTTCGATAAGACCGTAGAATGGAAAGGCAGGACGCTGAATCACCTGTTACAACAGGTAACCAGCTTCCGTATTGGCGATAGAGATGCCATGCGCCGCGCGGATGACTTATTGGACACCGCTTGCTATAGCATCATCACAACTTGCGTGAATACGATAGCCTTGGGAGTATAGCGCTTTCTGACAGAGGATCTGGCATGAGTTACGTTTCAGTCAATCAAACAGGGCTTCCTAACGCTCTTCAGCAGATTCTCGCGGCTAACGACATCCAAGCGGGGTCGCAACCGGACTATCAGCTATGCAAATTGCTGTACGAATACCACCCTCTGGCCGGAAAAATCATCGAAAAACCCGTGCGACTGGCACTGGCTAAACCTCGACAAATACTTATTCCGAGCGCTAATGAAGAAATTCTGCGCGATGCGTTTCAGCGCGAGTGGAACCGTTTGCGTTGCACGGAGCTGATTCGTGACACGATGTTCCTGTCGCGGGTATACGGCGCATCGGCGCTGGTGTACGGCTCACCCAGTACGCCCACGGATCAACCCATTGACCCGTGGAAATTGGCTGAAATTGATGACCTGTATTTTAACACCTACGATCCGCTGAACTTGGCCGGATCGATTATTACGAACCAGAACCCTAACGCACCGGACTTTCAGAAGCCGTGGCAGTACATTACCGCCGCAGGACAGCCGTACCACCCTAGCCGCTCCTGCGTCGTTTTTACGGGCACGCCAATTTACCTGAGCTTCCAGTCCTCCTCGTTCTCGTTCTCCGGTCGTAGCCTGTTTCTGCGCGCCCTATACCCTCTAAAGTCGTTTATTCAGACGATGACCGTGGACGATCTGGTTAGCCTGAAGTCGGGATTGCTTATTGCCAAGATCCTGCAACCAGGATCAATTGTTAACAAGCTGATGGGGCAGGCGGCATCGTATAAGCGAGCGCTATTGCAAGAAGCACAAACCGGCAACGTGCTGTCGATTCAACCGGATGAAGACATTCAAAGTCTAAATTTGAACAACACCGACAAAGCTATGACCACCGCGCGCGATAACATCATCGCTAATATTGCGGCGGCTAGCGACGTACCGGCACGCTTGCTTAAAGACGAAGCGTACACCAACGGATTTGGTGAAGGTAAAGAAGACTCAAAAGCGGTAGTGCAATATATCGATACGATCCGACAGGATATGTATCCGCTGTTTGATTTTATGGACAAGGTGGTAATGCACCGCGCGTGGAACAAAGACTTGTTCGAGGGGCTGCAAAACGCGCACCCCGATCACTACGGCGACATGACCTACGAGACGTTCTTCTACGAAACCGAGAAGGCGTTTAAAGCGCAATGGCCTAATCTGCTTGAAGAACCCGAGTCGGAAAAGGTAAAGCGCCAGTCCGAGAAAATGAAAGCGATGGCTGAAGTGCTGACAGCCCTGCTCCCGGCGTTAGATCCTAGCAATCGAGCGCGTTTAGTGCAGTGGTTTACGGATAACGTCAATGACATCCCCGAGTTATTTACTGCGCCTATGGAATTTGATGCACAGGAAATGGCCGACTACACGCCGCCAGAGCCTTTGAAGTACGCCGAGAAAGAACCGCCTCATGCTGAAACGTAAAGACGAAGATAACTTCTTTACGGTGTTAACTTTGGCAATTAATTATTTCGCCGAACACGGTTTTCGTACGCAAAAAGATCTCGAATACTGGGTCAAACGTCTTAAAGAAAGTGCAGAAAAAACGCTACCTCCGGCTAGAACCACAGAAGAAGCGGTGCGTAGACAGCTAATGGAAGCGTACAGAAAGCTGATCACTAAACGGCAATCGTCTTCGTCAGCGTTGTTATTACTGCTAGGCGTTAACCGGTTTACTTTAGATAGGGTCAAACCTTCCGCTAAAGCGGAGCTAGAGCGCCGAGTACTTGCCAGTAAGAATCTGATTAAGCTTAATCGCGAAGAAGCGATCTCCACGACTCTTCGACGTTTTGAAGGTTGGGTATCAAGCGTGCCGACCACGGGCGCGGCTGAATTGGATAAAAGGGATCTTAAGCGTCGTATCCGTGCGCCCATTGCTAAAATGGATTTTCTTCAACGTCGCGTGATACGTGATCAGGTAGGTAAATTCACGCAAGCGGTAAATTCGCTGATAGCCACTCGAGGCAAAGCGATTGCGGGGCGTTGGCACAGTCGATGGCGCGAACCGTACTACGACTATCGCAAAGATCATAAAGAGCGCGACGAGTTGTATTACACCATTCCCGATAACTGGGCTTTAACGCAAGGGCTTATGAAAGTAGGCGCTCCCGGCTATACCACTGATGTAACGCAACCGGCTGAAGAAATTAACTGCAAATGCAGTTATCGATATATTTTTGATTTAGCCGATTTACCGGATGATATGCTCACTGAAAAAGGGCGACAGTCCATTGCGTCAAAAAAGAAATAGTTCATAATCAGAGAATGCCAACAAAATCTGCTGCACAAGAACGGTTAATGCAAGCGGCTGCTCATACTAAGGGCGGCTTTGGTGGCGTTCCTCAGTCCGTTGGTAAAGAGTTTATTGAAAACGATCTTTACCAAGAGCGTAAGCATTCGCGTAATTCCGGCGGTGTGTTTAAGTCTCCCGGCGAGCCCGATAATTTTAAATTTAACGAACACGCGCATCCTCGAGATCGCGACGGTATTTTTAACTCTGGCACGGCTGAGAAAGACGATGCAGAAGATCCGTGCTGGGAAGGTTACGAGCAGTACGGCATGAAGTCTAAGGGCGGCAAAGAAGTTCCTAACTGTGTGCCGACTAAAGACGATTCGGAAGCTTGGACGCGCAAAGAAGGCAAAAACAAAGAAGGCGGCTTAAATAAAAAAGGCCGCGAGTCGTATAACAAAGCTCACGGCGCTCACTTGAAAGCGCCACAGCCCGAGGGCGGCTCGCGTAAAAAGTCGTTTTGCTCGCGCATGAAAGGTATGAAGGAAAAGCTGACCTCGGAAGAGACTAAGCACGATCCTGACTCCCGCATTAATAAAGCACTCCGTAAATGGAAATGCGACGCTCAAGGCAACCGTTTAGGGCCTAAAGAGCTAGTAGAAGACTCGTTACGTTTCCTGTTAGGCAACCCTAACCCTATTACGGATGACGCAGCGGCTCAATACGTAGAATTGGATGCACCGGCTCCTGCGCCGATTGATCCTCAAGGCGGGGCTGCTACGCGCGCCGCCGGTATCATGTTTGTTAATGAAAAGGGTCAGATTCTGTTTTTGCGTCGCGGAAACGGAGGCGATTACCCTTTTACTTGGTGTGTGCCAGGTGGTCATTTAGGTTTTGGCGAATCAGACGAAGACGCAGCACGACGTGAATGTAAGGAAGAAACCGGGATCGACTACACGGGGCCGCTGCAACGGCTCCATGACGACGGTCAGTTTGTTACTTTCCTCGCGGATAAAGTGCCTACGTATGATGTAACTCTCAATTACGAGAGCGAAGGCTATTGCTGGGCCATGCCCCATAGTGCGCCAAACCCCCTGCACCCCGGCATTAACACCGCTATGCGTATCGCAAGCGTGGGCACCGAGTTAGACGTAGCGCGTTTAATGGTTGAGGGTCTGCTGCCGTCGCCGCAGACGTACGCCAATATGCACTTGCTTGCGATACGCATTACCGGCACAGGGCTTGCGTACCGTTCGAGCATTGGTGAACACGTTTGGCGTGATTCGTCGCTGTACTTGAACGACGAGTTCCTACAACGCTGCAACGGGCTCACGGTGATCATGGATCACCCAGACGGATCTATTTTAGATTCAAAAGAATATAAAGACCGCGCCATCGGGGCTGTTATGCTGCCCTATATTAAAGGTGACGAGGTTTGGGGCATCGCTAAAATTTATGACGATGCTGCCATGAAGGAAATTCTGACCAACGAAATCAGCACCAGCCCAAGCGTAGTATTTGACGAAACGTCAGGAAACACTACACTTGTCACCGAGAGCGGTGAGCCGCTGCTGATTGAAGGGCGCGGATTCCTGTTAGATCATATCGCTATTGTGACTCCAGATCGGGGAAGCAAAGGTGTGTGGGACAAAGGTGGTGCGCCGCGCGGCGTGCAAATTAACAACTCTGAGGTATCAACGATGACCGACAAGACTGAAGCCAAGGCTGATGCCTCTGGTGACAAATTGGATGCCATCCTCAACGTAGTCACAGGTCTTGTGGCGCGCGTTGATGCGATGGAAAAGAATATGCCTGCCGAGCCTTATATGGCGGCTGCGGATCGTAAGCGCAAAGATGATGATCGCGCTATGAAAGACGATGAAATGATGATGGACGATGACGACGACGCTCGTATGGACGACGACGAAGACATGAAGTCCAAGAAGGACGATGCTCGCGCCAAGAAAGACGATGCTCGCGCCAAGAAGGACTCCATGAAAATGAAGTTCAAGAAAGACGCTAAGCGTATGGACGAAGACGAGGAAGAGGAAGAAGAGAAGCACGAAGCCAAGAAGGACAACGAAGGCAAAGTCGAGATGCCTGCTGGCGAAATGCACTTCACGGATGACGATGCTAAGAAAGACGAAGAAGCTGCCAAGATGGACGAAGAGGCCGGAATGTATTCCGATGCTCAAGCCGCTTGCGATAGCGTCTATGCGGCTTTCGGTAAGCGCGCTTCGCGTCCATTGCAGGGCGAGAGCCTGCTGGGTTATCGCAAGCGTTTGCTGCGTGGTCTTCAGACGTATTCGGATGCCTACAAGGCTATCGATCTGCGTTCGATCAAAGATGCGGCTTTATTGGCAATTGCCGAAAAACAGATTTTCGCTGACGCTTTAGCGGCCTCGAAGATTGTGGCTCACGGTGATTCGCTGGTCGAGAACCGCACCACGGATCGCGCCGGTCGTACCATTAGCACGTTCACTGGCCCCGTCAGTGCATGGCTTGATGATTTCAAGGTTCCTGCATTGCGCGCGATGCAGTTTCATACCCCCAACTCGCAAACCCGCTAAGGAAATACAGTCATGGGATACGGAATTAACATTGATCCAATGCTGACTACTACCGCGCAGGGGCTGTTTAATACCA